TACTTCAAAAAACTGTACATCTGGTGGAAAACCCACACTGTATCAGACATCATTGGACCGAAGAGAACAGGAAGAGATACTGGTGAAGCAGGAACTTATGACGAAAACTGTATTTACAATATGTCCATTGTATCGCTCAAGTATGGATATGACCAACTTCGTAAATGCACTATTCTCATAGGTGGTGATGATTCAGCCATAACCTCAAAATTACTACATAGACCAGAATGGGATACCCTGAAAAAACTCTTTACTATTACATCAAAAACAGAACACACTGTACGACCCCAGTTTTGTAGTTGGTGTATCACTTCCAAAGGTATTTTTAAGGATCCTATTATCTTAATGCTGAAAATGATGGTTCATTTGGAAAGGCAAACGACTCATTTAGTTGAGACTTCTTATGCATTTGAAACTCACTATGCTTATCATATGGGAGAAAATGTTTTAGAATATATGACTGATGAGCAGCAGATGGCACAATCTTGGCTTATAGAACTTTTCCATAAAACACTATCTTCAACATTAAGAATTAGACTATTTTCTGGTTTATCTCTTTCTAGCCAATATCACAAGGATTTCAATCACGTTCTTTCACTCATTCAACTTTCTCCTTTGTCTACTCGCAAAGAAAAACAAAACTTCATTAAAAATTGGAATGAAGCTGAAAAATTGTATATGTATCATAACAAGGGTTATTTTGGCTTAAATTTTGTCCAGTTTACTATCAATTATCATCCTGACATCTATCAAGCCTACATTGACTCAAATCTTGACATTATATCCAACTATCAGCCAATTTCCGAAGAAAAAAATGTCGTCTTCTTCTCAGCAACTTCCTTCAGAAGTATCTTCCGCTTCTTTAGAACACAACAGTAATCAAGTTGCTGCCATTCCTTCAACCATTCCCATTTCTTTGCTCGGTTCTGTCAATCCTCTTCCTCAACGTCGTATGGTGTTCTCAGCTACTCATGGAATGCGTACTCCTGAAAAACTGGGAAATTTTCACTACATCACTTACAATCCGTTTGAGGAATTACATTTCCTTAACATTGCAGAATTCTGGCCTGTCATTTTAATTTCTAATTTAGTCATCACAATCATGTCTAGACCTGCTTCTGCTAAATACATGGTCAATCTAGTCTGGGCATGGGTACCACATGGAGAGACAACTCCTACTTCAAAAACAGATGCCCTCAAATTTCCTACTGCCAACTTCGACATGCGATTTGCTCCTATTTCTGGTTCTCCTCATCCTAATATGAGAATAGAATGTCCAATAGGTTCTTACAATCTGCAGAAGTCTGTCAAACCAAAACCTGCATTTGGTGGATATCCAACTCTTTGGCTTTCCGCTAAACCAAT